GAAAATGCAAGCATAGTAGGCAACATTACCGCGAATTCAGGTCGAATTGGCAACTGGCATATCATAGACGGGAATCTAAGATATGTCGCTGATGAAAATGAACAAGCTTATTTGACTCCTACCGAATTTTTGCTTAGTCGAAAAGAAGGAGCAAATTTACATGCATATGTCGGACAGATATATATGCAAAATGATAGCCAAAGTCGTAGCATTTCAATCGACTGTAACGAAGGTGTAATTAGTCTGGGTGGCGACTGGAGTACACCGTGGGGAGACGTTGAAGGGTAAAAATAAATATTAGCATAAAAGGACTGTTATTATGCAGTCCTTTTTTATTTTTAAGGAGGATAGAATGATTAAATTAAATCACAATCTTTCGTTAGACCTCTATTATAACGAAGAAAAGACAATTGACACAAAAGAATATGACAAGAATTCTCGTTATATTACTGTGTCTTTAACGTATAAAGGGAAAGAGTATCAAATTTCCGGCGATACAATTAAAGCGAGAATTAAATGGCTCAAACCAGATAAAAAAGCAATCTTCAATGATTGTACTATTAATTCAAATAATACGATTACAATTGATCTAACAGAACAAATGCTAATTGTTTCAGGAGTTGCAAAAGCCACTCTCTCACTGTATGACATTAATACGGATCAAGTTCTTTCTACAACAAGTTTTAACGCAATCGTTGAAGCTAGTGCTGTTTCTGATGATACAATTTTAAGCTCCGATGAGTTTAAAAGTGTACAGAACGAATTTAAAAAATTAGATGAACTCAACAAAATAGTCGCAGAATGTGAAAATATACGACAAAAAAACGAAGAAACTCGGAATGCGAATGAAGATATACGTAACACTAATGAGACTAACCGAATTAATACAGAAAACACACGTATAGATTCCGAAAATACCCGTATTGAAAATGAGAATACTCGACAACAAAATGAGGCAACGAGAGAAACACAAGAAGACAAAAGGCAATCTGATACAGCTACAGCTATATCTAATGCTAATAATGCTGCAAAGAATGCAAATGATAAAGCAAATGACCTACAAACTAAGCTAGATAATCATCATTTTGTACTCACAAATGAACTTGAAAACAGTGTTTCTTCTACTTCTACTACTCATGCCCCTACTGCCAATGCTGTAAAAATAACTTATGATAAAGCAGCTTCTGTTGAAAATGTTGTAAATTCCAATAAAAATAATTGGGATGATAAATACACAAAAAATGAAGTTGATAATAAGTTCTCAACTCTCGAAAGCAACGTTGATTGGAAGGAATCTGTTGCCACTTATGAAGATATTTTAACCACTTATCCTAATCCAGAAGACGGATGGACAGTAAATGTAAAGGACACTGATTATACTTATCGTTATAGTGGTTCAGCTTGGGTTGCAATTTCAGCTAATGCTATCCCAAAAGCTACGCAATCTCTTGATGGCTTGTTATCTAAAGAAGATAAATCCAACTATGATGATGCAAATAATAAAAAACATACTCATTCAAATAAATCAGTTTTAGACGGAATTACTTCTGCTCTAATTGCAGCTTGGAATAGTGCGGTAAAACATATTACAGATACTGTTAAACATATTACTCCAAGTGAAAGAACAAAATGGAATACAGCATACGATAAGGCAATTAA